CCGTGGTTATAAATTGTGATCATGATTGATAAAATTCTATTAGTTTAATTACTTCAAAATAAGATACCCCGTAACCCTCTTCGATTCTTGATATTTTACCTCTATTGATTCCTGTTTCTTTTTCTACTTGGTAAACGCTTAATTGTTTACTTTCTCGCATCTTTTTAATTTGTGATGCTGATGGTAATTTATACTTTTTCATAATTGTTTTTAATTCTTGATATTTCCCATTCACTAAACCCAGCTAGATTTAAATTTAATATTGGAGCATTTTTAGAAACATTAAAACAGTTAATGATCTTGTGTTTAGCTAAATGAAAGTCTTTGTTTTCTAAAAACTTCTCTACGTTTTTAATTGTTTTATCTGCTTTCAACTCTTGGTTTCCTAATTCGTGGATAGTCCACCATGAAAGATTAGTATTTTCAGCAATATAATTAACGTTTACACCTGCTTCTATTAGCTCGTATATTTCTCTAACTGTTTTAAGTGGTACGCTTTGATATGGCTTATTCATTATTGCTCTATTAATCTTATATCCCAGTATCTAGTACTAAAACATCTTTCTATTATCTTCTTGTCTTCATCGCAATAAAAAACATATTGATAGTTTTCTATTTCCCAATTAAGGCAAGAGAATTGAAGCACCACTTCAGTACTCCAATTCACAAGCGTTATCTTTTTCATTTAAAATGGTAAGTCGTCTGCTAGATCATCCGCAGGACTTGGAACTTGAGCAGCTTCTGCATTAGCCTTAAATACCTTCCAAGCTGATAAGCTAGTAAAATAACGTCCTTCCCATTCTCTTGTAGATACGTTAAAATCAACATCCACCACATCACCAACTTTATTATACTTTACAAAATTATCTACTTTCTCTTCTCCGAATAATTCAAAGGCGTATAAATTGTTATACTGTTCTTGTGTTTCTCCTACAAAGGTAAGTTTCTTCCATGCCTTACCTGCTTTACTTGTACCGCTTTCAACCTCGTTGACTTTGGTAATCTTTAAATTTGCTACTTGCATAATATTATTTGTTTTTTTGTAAAATGTTTCTATTTGCGTTGTTTATTTGCGTAGCCATTTGTGAAAATGTTCTAGCTTTTTCGATTGATATACGACCTTTTTCTAAATCATACATCTTTTCAAACATGAATTTAATTAACTCTTTGTTTTTCATATTCCTCTATCATTTGAATTTTTAATGAATGTTTTATTTCCTTAAACATAAAATGAGGGGCATCCCTTAAAGCTGAAACATAACAAGAAACTAATTCTTTTGACCATCTTATTTTTTTTGTTATATCGTTTACTTTATCAGTATTAAACCCTGTGTGATCCTTGATGCACTTAACACAAAAAACTCTAAAAGACCTTCTTTCTTCCCATTTTATATCTAGTAAATCATTGTACTTGTTTTGTTTTTTTATTTTATCCCTTATAGAATCAACTGTTAGTTTTAATGAGTCAACAGAATAATCGTTTTTATCAAAGTACTTATAAGACGACTCTATAATTTCTATTGCTTTTGATAGTTTGTGTATTTTAACATGATTAATCATAGTTTAATTAATTCTTTTAGCGCTTTCTCTCTAGTTTCTGATAGTTCGTATTTAGCTTTGATTTGCTCAATAGTTACTTTACCCTCTTTTACAGCATCAACAGACTTCTGATAAATCTCTGCTGTCATTTCTAGTTTTTTAACTGGTTTAGATGCTTTCTTACTAGCTAGATTTGCATCATCGTCTTCAGCTTGTAAACCTAATAAAGAAGCTAGTGTATAACGTCTGTAATATGTGATACATGATCCTAACTTTTGAGGGTCTGTAAGTTCGGGTAATGGTAATTCAGAACAAACAAAAGAATATAATTCCCCTTCATTTATATCAATATCTCTTATAACGCTACAAACTTTACCGTCTTCAATAGGTTGTAACAATACTAAACCATGCTTATTTAATACAGGCTGTACGTGTTCAATTAACTGATTAATATCAAAATACTTTGATTTGAAGAATGGGTTTTTCGAGTCCTTAGAGATAGCTCCTACCTCTTTTTGGACTTCTAGCAATTTCTTGTAAATGCTCATTTTATTCGTTTATTAATTTTTTTACTTGTTCGTATTGAGTAGCTGTCATTTCACCATCTAAAAACTTTTCTCTAGCTATTTGTAAAGCTTTCTTTTTGTCGTGGTGATTTGTCAAACCTACAATATCAGTAGGTATTGACAATAAATCCTCTGTTAAATTGAATATGTCTTTAAAGAACCCCATATTATAGTAAATCTAATTTGTTTAAAATTCTGTTTTTCTCTTCTTTGGTGATTACAATTACTTCGTAACAATCGCACTCTGTTGTAGATGAATATTTAAAATGTACAACATCTTCTTTTTCAAGAAAACTAAAATCTACTATCAGATCAAAGTTTAAATAATAGGTGTAATCTCCTTTTGTGTTTACTGCTATTCTCATAATTACTTGTTTTTGTATGCTCAAATATAAACAAGATAAACGAGAATATGAACAAATTTGTTACAAACTTTTTAAAATAAATGTGTTAAACGTGCGATTTGGCCGTATTCTTTATGATGTAAAAAGCCCTCGATAGCTTTAGGTGAACCCGTATATCCGTTTCTGTGATGCCACGAGTCTGTGCCGCTTGGTGATCTCAATGCCTCAACAGTACACCCTATTAAGTCTTTACCAGTCTTATGGTGTAAATGGTGAGTATAAAAATATCTATGTTTTGTGTCACTCCACATTTTAGGTGTTTCATGTGCCATTAAAGAAGCTAAACTATCAATCTTTGCACCATCTCCATGAGTAGAGCCTATTAAGTTTTTGCCGTATTGATAATACTTTCTATGCTTAATTGATACATCAAAAGTAATATTAGAATCGTTTTTAAAATAAGCCTCTATTAATTGAGATAAAAAGAACCCGTTTGTATAGTCGTGGTTTGATGGGTTATAGACAAAGTGTACAGGCGCTATTTTAGACAACTGTGTTAATACTTGTTGGTATAATCTACAAGCTATCATAAAGTTTTCATACCACATACCATCAGTATCTTGAGGCGTTCCGCTTGTTGTAGTCCTCTTTGGTGTATCAATGTGTAGAATATCGTTACCACCTATAAAAAGTATCTTTTCTATGTCAAACCCTTTACAGTTGTTTAAAATACCGTCTACCCCCTCTAAAACTCGTTTAACTGCTATTTGTGAATTGTAAACCTCACCACTTTCAAAAGAGGTGCATAGTTTTCCTATGTGTACATCTGCTGGATCAATAACAAGTAGATGTGAACCGCCTCTAGTTTTAGTCTTTTTTACTTTTGGGCTTTCTTCTTTTACCCAGCTTAGTATTTCTTCTTTTAGTTTTTCGTGTTCTTTGTCCTCTTGTGTTTTGTATTCGGGATTCTTAAAGAATAAAGATGAATCATCTGTTTTTATCCATCCGTGTTTAACATCTTCAATGTTTAGATTACCATCTTTACAAGCGTTTCTAATCCCTTGTAATTTTTCATACTGTTCATCAGATATACAGTATTGAGCGTTTCCGTAGTTGGTTTTTTTCTTGTTTTTAAGGTCTAAAAGTTTTGCTTCTTCGTCGCTTAACCTAACTCTCTTTTTCATATTATAGCTATAATTAGTGCTGTTTCTATTACTATTGCACCAATTAACGAAACTAAAACGATATTTTTACGTTTAATAGATTTTTTTTGCTGTTTTATCGTTTTTCTATACTGCTTTATCTCTTCGTTTAGCAGTGTTAAACTATAATAAAGTTCCTTTTTTTCGTCTTCTAGTTTTAAATCAATAGCGTTTAAGATACTATCCTTTTCTATTTCTAGCCTATCTATTTCACCTATGAGAGAGTCTAAAACTACTTTAGTTTTTAACTTTTCATGGTTAATAGCCTTTATTTTATCTAGTTTCTTTTGAAGGAATAGTATCTTTTTACGCTGTTTTGCTTCTTCTTCTACTGGTTGAACCCATTTACCTTTAAGATGTAAAGTATCGTTTTCAACGTAGAACCCTTGACCGTTACAGTTTAAGCCAAATAATATTGATACAAGAACTGAAATAATAAATAATCTCATTTAGTTTGATGTTTAAGATCATTAATAATCGAATCAAGGCTAATTTCACTCTGTACATTTTCTATCGTGTTAATGGTTTCAATATTTAAACTATCATAAATATCTAAATTAACTCTAACACCATCAATAGTTGCAGAATAATATTTGTCATATTCTTTTATGACTTCTTCTCTAACAGTCCACAAACTATCATAACTGTTTAGCCTACTTTTAAGACTCTCTATTTCGCTGTTTTGCTTTTTGTCCTCCTCTTGTATTGACTCAATGTATTTAGTAGCTAAAAACGTAATTAACGCAATAACACAAGCCGTCAATATCTGTTTAGAGTCAATCACTATGAAGTCTTTTTACTAGCTTTTACAGCCGTCCCACCTAATGCGGTTATTATGATACCAGAAACAGGATAATAAGCTTCTTCTATCTTATACTTTACAGCATAAGCCAAAACCATAAACCCCAAAATAACAGATATTAAAATGGTGAAGTTTACTAAGTCGCTTTTTTTATCTTCTGAATCTATTAAACTCATAGTTTTAGATGTGTTTCTATGTCAAAGTTTGGACAGGTTTTAGAACTAAATTCATTATGAGAATGAATAGGTAATTGTCTTTGAAACACAAACCATAGATAGTCATTTAAAGCCTCAAAAGCTTCTAACTGCATTTGCAAAGGTGAGTCCCATTTAGAACCATCTTCATTCTTACCACCTTCAAAACAGATACCTATTGAATTTTTGTTTTGTCCTTTACAGTGTGCGCCTATTTCGTTTAGGTTTCTACCCTCTTCTATCTTACCATCTAAGCCGATATAAAAATGATAACCTATTTCTCTAAACCCTCTTTTTTTATGCCAATTATCTATGTCTCTGGCGCTAAACTTTTGATTAATCTTTGTATCTGAACAATGAATTATAATCTTATTTATTTTTCTTGATATCATTTATCCTAGTAATAATCTTAGGGTAATTTAAAAACATAAATACAAAAAATGAAGCTAAAGATGTGAACTTCAATAATATAGCCATAAAAGAGTCTATTGCACCCATGTTTTCTAGAAATATATCTCCTATAAAGGTAATAAATCCTAAAATTATACTAATTATTGAGTCGTTACTATTACTCTGATGTGGCATGATATAAAGATACTAAAATAATGTTAATAGGCTATGTCTTCTATGACATCCCAACCAAAGTTAATATAACTTTCTTTGTCTAATACAAAAGCATCGTTACTGTTCGCTGGTTGTTGCATTAAAGGGTGACTTGTAAAAGGAAGAACCCAGTACTTAACCCCGTCTTTTTCTTTAATGATCTCTGAACCTCTGCCTTTTTCTTTTGCAGACTCTTCGAAAGATTGCTTTAAACGTCCCCACGTGTCACCCTCTTCAACTTGTGTGAATGTTTGAAGGTGTCCGTTTCTTTCGTTAATTAATGGAATAATGAAACCGTCCATCACTCCACTTTCGTTTTTTACTATTAAATAAACTGTCATATCTTATAATCTATCCATTTTTGTTTTGATTCTTCCCACAATATATCCGCACCACTCGCATGGCTTGTGTTAATATTTACTGTTGTTGTCCCGTCTTCACTTGTAGTTGTGTTTCCGCTTCCTTCTCTTAGTTTGAAGGTTTTATCATCTAAATTAAAACTACTTATCTTCAGTGAATTGTATATTGTAGATTGTCTTCCAATTGTGTTAAATTCCCAAAACAAAACATCACTTAAATCTGAACTTTCAAAAAGAACGTTATCAACGTAGATATTAAGAACACTTCCAACTGTTTCAATTTTTAATTCTTGAACACCTAACGTGTTATTAAGTGCGCCTGTTGTTGTGTAGCCCTTTATCCCGACGGATGAATTAAATCTTAAAACTATTTTTCTATTTGAAGCAACATAAGCATAGTTATTACTTCTTGAAGTATCTCCGAATATAGCATTATTTGAACCCCCTAAATCGTTAAAATTAAATAACACACTAACACTATAATCTCCGTTAATGGTCTTTCTAGGGAAACCAATAAAATCATTATTTGCAGAATCAAACTCCAGAACATTCCCGTTCTTCTGCCATCCTCCAAAGTTTAAGCCCGTACCCGTAAAACCTTGTATAGTTGCTGTTTCTCCTGTTGTGCTTTTTATTTTATTTCCTAGTCCTTCAGTTAGATTATAAATAACGCTGTCTAAAGTAAAACCACCCTCTAAAGGTGTACTTGTTAAAATTAAATCAGTTCCTAAATGACCCACTATTTTTTGAGTTGTTCCATTACCAACCAACGCAAAAGAAGACTTTTGAAAAACAGTACCTAAAATGTAAGACAGCCCCGAAGCGTGTGAAGTGTTAACAGTCGCAACCGTTCCGTTGCTTCCTTCAATTTGTCCTGAACTATTAATGTCGATAGGGTTGAATGTTTCGTTGTTAACAGTAGTCGAAACAATTGAGCCATCTAAATATAAACTATTTGAATAAGCAGCCTTACCAATTGTACAAGCGCCAAAACTAGAATCAACATCTATCGTAAGAGTAGGAACAGTTGCAACACTTACCCCATTTACTTTTATGTCGCTATTCTTAATCTTTATATTTAAAAACCCATCAGGTGCTGGAACAGCTGTACCAACTATTCCACTAAGGTTTTTACCATTAATCACTAGTCTTAATCTGTTCGCTTCATTATCTTGGTTTCTTCTTAATACAACCCCCCCACTATTAGGGTCATTTAATTGACCTACTGAAAAAACGTGTGATTGAACACCACTAAAAGCGCCTAAAAAAACATTTATTTCAAAGTCTATTTCAGAAGATTGAACCCAATTAATGGCTTGAGCTATTTCTAAATAATCATTATTCGCAGCCTCAAAAACCAATTCATGCCCGTTTTGCCTGAAGATAGGCTCGTTATTAGGGTGAGTAGTCACCTTGTCCCACTCCCCATTAGTATTTATTCTCTTTTCGTCTTTTAAACTATAATCTGCCATTATGTTACGTTTGGTGTATCAGTACCATCAAAAGAAATATAAGTTGTTGAACTTGCGCTATCCCTAGATATTTTAATACCTCCTACAACATCATAAGCAGCATTAGGAATAGACTCTAGTTTATCATCTAGAGCCGTTTGCGTTGCTGTACTGATAGGCTTATCCGCATCACTTGTATTGTCAACGTTACCTAAGCCTACATCAGATTTATTTATATCAATGTTACCCGAACCCTCTACACTTTCACCGTTAACATTTTTTAAAGGTCTTTTAGTTTGGATAGTTGAAGTAGTTTCGTCTCCTGTATTTGTTCCCGATGTGTTGCCTATTACTGTTTTTTCTGCATCAGTTACATAGTTTTTATCAGTAGATTCAGTTACTAAAGAAGTAGTATAATCTCCATTTGCTGCAACTACAACCCCCGTTCTACCAAAAACAGAATCAACAGTACCCCCAGCAATAGGAGAACCAACCGATATGATTAATCTTTTATTTTCCATTCTTAACTACTTTAAATTTGCCCTTTATTACTGATTGCCCCCCTACTATTTTTATCTCATAATCATATACCCCTGTATCAACGGACACATTAGGTAAGTCTAAATAAAGTTTATTAGTGTTTGCTTTTACTAAATCCGTAGATTGTAAAACAACCTCATTAAAGTTATCATAAACAAATAACTCGAAGTCTAAACTTGTAATATCATATTCTGTTTTCTCGCCTGTTATTAGGTCTTCTTCTACAAACTCAAAAGGCGCTCTAGCTGTATTGAACGGTTGAAACTTTATGCATTCAATGTTTACAGGGTCGTTAGCCTCACTTGTAGTTTTTAAAGTTTGAATCATTTTGTTTAACGTTTGATTAAAAGAAAAAAGCCGTACCTAATCAGATACGGCTAATTTATGATTAAGAAGCAGGAGTTAAGTAACCCTCTAATTTTGCTTTAGTTGTAGCGTAGTCAGTATCAAAGAAGTATCTTTTATGAAAGTCTTCTTCACCAGATAAAGCAACAGATGTAGAAACATCAGCAGCAGGATCAACATCAAAAGCGAACATATCACCTTCAGCAGCAGTCAAACCGTTTTGAGTTCCTAAGATGATAAACTTCTCGTTGTAAGTTTCAATAACAACAGTTAAAGCTTCTGCTCTAGCTAATTCATCAACAAAAGCTAAATCTGCTTCACCATCTTCTAACAACTTAACAACTAAGTTCTGCATGTAGAATTGATTCCCTTTAGTTGGTACAGATAAAGAAGCTCCGTAAGTATGCATTAACTTAGAACCTGATAACTTGTATCCTTGATCACCAGTATCTAAAGTGATATCAGAGATAACTTGCTCAGTCGCACCTTCTGTAAAACCTAGTTTTACCCCTGATGAATTAAAAAGGTTGAAGAAATAAACATCACCCTTTAAACCGTTTTTCTTCTTTTTAGTTGAACAGGTAGAAGTATAACCCGAAGCTAATAAACAGCCCATAATTTTAGATTTTTAACGTTAAACAAAATAAAATTTTACTTAATCGCTAATATACAAAATAAAATTCGGTTTAGATTGTAGATGTGTCTTGTGTTACTTGTACGTTGTTTTGAGCGTCGTTTATTTCTGTTACTGATACCGTTAAACCTAGATTAGCTATTGCACCTTCTAACGCTGCCTGTTGTGCTAATGATTGGTCTGCTTCGCTTGTGTTAGCTGTTGCCGTTCCGTTATAACCTGCTGTACTAGGTGTAACAGGGCTAGGAGTACTAGACGAGCCAGCACTACTAATAGATGCTATTTGTGCTGCACCCGACGCAACTGTTGCTGCTGCTGCTGCTACTGCTGCTGGCCAAGGTGTAACCGTAGCTAAAGCGTTAGTAACCCCCACCGCTGTATTTATTATAGCTTGAGTTATACCTATGGCTTTTGCTAGTTTTTCGTTTTTACTTGCAAAAACTTTAGCTAATTCAAAACCAGAATTCAATACACTTGCAGCGTGTTGAGCGTTTGATATTCTTAAACTTCTTTGATAATCATAACTAGCTCTAACGGTTGCGTTAATAGCTCTTGTTGAATCTTCTACGGCTTTTTGTTTTTCAAGTTCAGAGTTTTTAAACTCAATCATTACTTCTCTAAGTCTGTTTTTTTGGACTTCTGACAAGTAATCAATATCCGTTATCGCCTTTCCTAATTCTGCAGGATCTTTAATGCCTAGTAATCTGTTTAACTCTTCATCAGATAAACCTATTTCATTAAATTGAGTTCTTTGAGCTTGTAAAAACCGATCATAACTAGCTTGATAATCTGCTAAAGCTTGTTTTCTTTGCTCTATTGTTAATTCTTCGTTATTCGCTCTTTGTTCTAAAACATCTCTTTCTCTTTCACCAACATCTATAATAAAGTCTAACTCTTGTTCCCAAATATCTTGTTTTCTTTGGCGTGTTATTTTTAGGTTGTTTTCTTCATCTAAATTAGCTTGGTTTCTTATTTCTGTTCTTTCTTTTTGTTTTTCTGTTAGCTCTCTTTGAATCTCTAAAGTGTCTTGGCTGTTTCTTTTAGCTATATCAAGTTGTTTTTGAATTAGTGTTATTTCTTGATTAACTAAAGATTCTTGTTGTTGAAACTTTCTTTTTTGTACCTCTATTAGCTCCTCTTGTGCTTGTGCTTGTTCTTGGAATGATAATGTAGAATCCTCAGCTTTACTAGCTAATACAGCTTCTTGGCCCTCTAGTTTTTTAATCTCTTTTTGAGTAGCTAACATTGATCGGTTTAGCTTCCAAGTAGCATCTTCTAATTCAATTGTAGCTTTAACATTTTTTTGAACTTTTTCTGTAACATCGGAAACTACATCAGCCGTAGCCTTAAACAAATCAACATAAGGATTAGCGTTATTAAATGATTCTCCTGCTTTTCTAGCATTTTCAATAGCAGATTCAAAATCACCTTTAAAAACATCTCTAATAACTTTACCTAAGTAACCAAATGTATCTATTAAAGCATCTATTTTTTCTAATACATAGTTTTGAACTAGATTAGCAAAAGATTTAATACTTTCTTGTGGATTAGTAAAAGCATCATAAATTCCAACTGCAAACTCACCTACATAACCCACTAAGGTATCAAAAACAACATTTAAAACAGCCATAGCCGTCTTTAAAACTTTAGCGCCTTTTTCGGTTCTCCCAAAAGCAGCAATTAAAGCTGTAAACCCAGCAACTATTAACCCTATTGGATTTGCTAACATGGCAATGTTTAACCCTTGAAAAGAAGGGATAACGCCATCTAAAGCGCTCTTGTAATCCCCGACTGAGCGCCTGAAATCTCCTCCTGATTGTTCAGCTTTCTTTATAGAGTCATTTTGTTTTTTTATAGCTTCGTTTAACCTTTGAAACTTTCTTACACCTTCTTCTGTGGATGTATTAACCGCGTTTCTTTGTGTTGTTAACTTTGCTAAGTTCGCTCTAAGCTCGTTTAGGCTTCCTTTTTCAGCACCTATTAACCTTACATTTTGTCTTCTAGCTGTGTTTAGTTTTTGTATCTCAGCTGCGTTTTTTTGGTATTGGGTGCTGTTTTTTTGCCCTTGTGCTGCTAACTCTCTATTCTCTTGTTGCAGTTTTTCAATGGCTTCATTTTGTTCGTTAATGTCTTTTATTGCTTGGGCGTTGTCTACCTCAATTTCAATTAATACTTTTTCGTCAGCCATTATTATATTTTAACTAAGTTAACTTTTGTTGTTGATCCATCACCTTTGTACTGTTCTACGCTATCAATGTAATAATAGCCGCTATCATATTTGTACTCTAAGAATATTGGAGTAAAGAAGTCAAGCTGTTGAATATCCAAGGCTGTCAAGTTCATGTATAAAGATACATAAAAAGGAGCGTTTAGAATTTTGTTGTATAGATTGTAATTCTTTTGTAATAATGGAATACCTACAAAGTTGTTACCATACTCTTTTAACTCGTAATTCTCGAAGTTTAAAGTATCTAAATTAGAATCTAAATCATTATTGTTTAACCCTAATCTATTGGCTTGTACTTTAGCAAAGAAACAATAACCGATAGAAGTAAAGTCTTGACCTTGACCGTTATCATCTTCAATAGAAACTGTGTCTTCTGTATTTTTATTCATACTAAGTACAGAAGTATTTCCATTAGTCATCAATATTCTAGGTGCTATTTCGTTTTCTTCAAATAATGGCTGTCCTTGGGTGTTAGTTCCTTCTAATTTCCAAATAGGCATAAAAGGAAGGTAAAAATCATCATTACTGGTAACTGGAAGTATCTGAGCGGTAGAAGAAAACGGGCTTTTGTATACATCTTTTTCATCACTTAAATACTCATTATCAATGTTTAATACTCCCGTTCCTAAGTTATAAGGTAAGAGACGATTAAAAGCACCTATTTGACTATCTTGTTTAGCATCATTTTCATAAACAAAAAGACTTCTCTTGGCATAACCGTTTAATATCTTAGTAAAATCTACATCAATTACTTTTGATAAATCTATTTTAGAAGTCCAATCTGGAGAATTAACACGGTTGTTATCAATATCCTCAAATTTATTTAATGTTAATGTTCTAGTTTTTACATCAAAGTAAGAAATAACAGCATTTCTAACTAAAATATCTTTTATGAAGTCTGTTTGTTTTACTCTTGGTAATACATCGAGAACATTGTATTTATTAACAGCATTTACTAAATCAACATTTAAAAAAGCTAGATTTCCATCAATACTTCTTAAAGTTCTTCTAACTCTGTTTTGTGTACCTCCTACATTCTTCATATCAAAGTAAATTTCATCATCTTTTGATATGTTGTTAAAAGTCCAAGTTACTTCGTTGTATTGTCTTACAATAGCAGAACCACCAATACCAGCAAACCCACTAGGGGGAGTAATAGTTCTTGAAAAAGCTCCTGTCAACGATCTGACAACTGGAGTGCCGCCATTCAAAGCAGCTCTAACTTCAATGCTTCCTGTACTCCCAAAAAAGGCGCTTTCAATAGTTTGAAATGATAGCCTAAAAGTTATAGAATCAGCATCAGAATTAGCTTTAAACGTGCTACCGTTCCATTGAGAATTGTATTGACCTGTGCCGTAATTAATACCTACGTAATCATCTACACTAACATGAGTACCTCCTTGAGTAGTAAAACCTAATCCATAATCCCCAACTTTATAAGGTTCTAGACTTTTAGTAGCAGGGATGACCTCTCTAGGGAATTGACTATCATTGAATAAAGTGCCTTCTAATTTAATATCTACACTATCAAATATCTTTTCAAAAATATGTTTAGAATAAATACCAACGTTAAAAACGTCTATTGTAGTAGTGCCTTTTGTCTTGCCTTGAATATTATCTCTTGAGTTATAAAAAGGAAAATAAATATAGCCTTCTGTATTAGTAAAGCTATTTGTAACATTAGCAAAGTTATATTCATGTTGTAACTCGTCTAAGTTATAAGGATATGGGCTATCCTGTGTTCTAACTTCTTCATTAATATACCTATCTTTTAACAAGTCGAACCAATCACTATTTCCACCAAAAAAGCGCATTTGTATTTCTTTTTTAGTTGGTGAAAACTTCATTACTTGAAAATATCCGTCACTAATTACAGATTCATCTTTTATTAATTGCCCGTTATACCTTTTAAATTGCCCTTCATTAGTATTGTTGTTTAACTCTGGCGTATACCTTAATATACGAGAATTATTAGCTGTTAAAGGCACTTTAAACGATGTTGAAAAGTCACCATGACGAGAGTTAATTTCACCTATTTTAGATATTTGCTTTGTTATTGCAAAGTCTTTAAGGTCTAAAAATAAGTCTAAATACTCCCCGTTTATTCTATACTTTATCATTATTGTTCTTGTACTAATGTATTAGGTAAAAACACCTCAAAACTAACTTCTCTCATGTACTCGCTTTCGTCGGTTAATAAGAAAGTGCTAGGTTTAGTTGTTACAGTTGTCCAAACTCCATCTAATTGAATTTGTATTTTAATTGATCGCCTAATTTGGTTTAAAATTATCTGCTCATTTTCTGTTAGCAATCCACTTCTAAGGGTTAAAGACTTTCTAACGTTTAAATTAATAGTTTCATACTCAGTATCTCCGTTAATAAAATCATTGTCCCAATCTTGCGTAACATCTCTTCTTATTTCATTACGATTAGAAACAGTTTCGTTAAATGTTCTGTATCTGTTAAAGTTCCATTGTTCCCAACCACCTAAATCATTTTTCCATCTTAACGGTGTACTGTATCTATTGCATTTATCACCTATTTTAGTTGGTTTAACTTGTGTTAAGTATTCAATAGGCCCCTTAAACGTTGTATTATCAACACCAAAAGAAAAACCTCCCCCCGTTAAAACATCATTAGTGATAACTAAAATAACTTCTATTTGATGGCTTGTTTGAGTAGCTTCAAAATCAAACTGAAAACTTCCTTCTGCAATAGGGAATTGAACAAATTCGAATTTATTTGATATTATGCTTGTACCCTTTAAACGATAACAAAAATACCCGTTACCTATTAAGCTCGGTGCAAAGTTATTCATTAATGAAGAATCAGTGTTAAAGGCGTACCCCTCACCTACAATAGTTTGTATAGGTGTATCAAATTGATATAATACATATTCTCCCGCTGTTAATGATGCGTAATTAGCATTATAAATACCAAAACCACCAGTAGGACCCCCTGTACTGTGGCTTATTGGGTTTGCTATCGCGTTAATGTTAGAAATATTCCAAGTTGCTGTATTGGAATTTTCATACGTTCCGTTATCACCATCTAAAAGAAGATTAGAAGGTATTGAAACTAATTGAGCCGTTCCCTTTTTCCAACTATCAGAAGTTATAGCGCTTTCAACAGTATAAACACCATCTGAACTATTGCTAATTTGTGTCCTTACCTCTTCAACTACAACCCCTTGTCCATCAAAAACTTTTTCATCTAAGAACACACTGTCGCCTCCCTCACTGCTGTTAAATGTAGCGCTGGGTACAATTGAATTAATGTAATAAGGATATGTAAGGGTATCAAAGTGAGTTAATAAACCGCCTTGTAATCCACTATCTGCAATGTAATCTCCAAAATTACCACCTAAAGAATCTTGAAACTGTTTAGCTCCAAAGATTGAAAAACTAGAATACTCACAAGGATTAGGCACGTTTGTAGATATTGCAAATCTATTTAACCTAAAGTCCATTACTTGACTCTGATTAACTGGATTAGTAGCAATTCCAACAGCGTCAACATCAAAAGAAGGTGTGATAGTTATAATGTTATCTTTTACACCTAATGAACCTATATTAACAGTAGAAAAAGGTTGCCAAGTTTGATCGTCTTTTTTTCTTAAATAAACAGTATACCTAATTCCATCGGGTAAATTTCCACTAACTAAATTAATATTCACATTTAACTCATAAGGAATAGAAGGCACTAAGTCTTTTTCTTGATAAAGTATTTTACTTGTGCTATCAACAGATACATAGCCTAAACCCCCCACCCATAAAGTGCTTGAGTTAGTTGATTGACTCCAATCAGTTAATCCATTATTAAAATCCTCATTATCAAACCCCGTAAAAGGAACACAGTTATCTAAAGAATCTTTTGTGTAAGTTGGAATTGTTGAACCGTCCCAAATTTCCGCATATTGAATAGCAAATGAAGTCCAAGCAAAATGACTATTATCATCATTGTAATCAAAAGCTGCTGTCATATCAGGTTTAATGAAGTTCCTAACGTTAGCTATTCCCTCATTATTAGAATCAAATTCTATTTCAATAGTACCTATCTCTGTTAGTGGCTTACTAGAATCTGTATTATATGGATGGTAACTAGGCGCACCAGCATAAACCTTTGCCAAACCCTTATAACCTTTGTAATATCTTTGGAAAGTTCCTAAAGGTGAAATTTCTGATTCGTTAGTAAACAAATCAATAACAACAAACCCCGTAATAATGTCTATTACTTTGTATATTCCATCTATTTTACCAGTGCCATCAACAGTAACAAAATCACCTATAATAACATTATCAGTAGTTAAAAAACCTAGTTTAGTACCTCTTAAACTAGAATCATACGTAAATGATTGGATATTTGAAGCTGTATCAAAAGTGTTAACAGGGAATTTTGTGCTGTTAAATTTATAGTTTAAAGGTGTTCTAGATGCGTTCCATCTACTTACGTACCCACTTGATAGGGTTTTTTCTGGTCTACTGGTTACTGATATTGCCATTCTTAGAGGTTCTTAATTCCCCTAAGATAATACTTTTTGAACTTTGTTTAATATCGTTAAGTATGTTGTTTTCTATTGACTCATCAACACTCGTTATTAAATCGGGTGTACCCTCATAACCATTCTGATATAAACCCCTTATAATACTGTTTGCGGTTCTGTTTATACCTCTAGCGTTAGCCCATCTTGTTATTTGGTCAAATATTGGAGGATTAGAAGCAACATCAGCAGGAGTCATGCCCGTTTCTAAAAACCTGATATGATCCAAAGCATAAAGGGTTAGAGTAGTTGTAGTTTTATTGGTTTCTTTAACTTCGTATCTAATAGATTGGCTAGTGTCACCAGTTGCCACCCTATCATTATCCCTTAAAGATTGCCTATAAAGTTGTACAGCTTCTTTACCGTTATCTTCTAATATCTTTTTTAAGTCGCTCAAATGCTTTCAGTTTGATTATTACTAAAGTCATCACAATAATCTTGTACATCACTCATAGTTACAGACATTGTAAAACCTCGGCCTATACCTAAATATTGAGGGTCTTTAAACGCTTCTTCTATGTTGTAAGTCATTGTGTTTATGTATTCGTTTTTTTGTACAAAGTTACAGAACCTACCTATTAACTCATCTACTTGGTTTTGATAATACTCTACTTCTTCATTGTAGTAATTATCTTCTGGGTTCATGTTAGTAGTTTCAACACAAGCCACTAGAGTCAAATCAAATCTAACTTCATTAGATTGACTAAAAGAAACTGTAATATCTTGTGTTAGTCCTAGTAAGGCTATAAATGTTTTGTGATTCTCATCAATAGACCACTTTTGAAGCCTCTCTGATGTCGTTTTAACATAAGGACAGCCCAACTGTCTACAAGCTATCCTAAAAAGGTTTGATATGTAATATGATGCTGTCATCTTTTCCTACTCATGTTTATTATTTGTTGATACTTTTTATCTGCGGCACTGTCTCTACTTTGTAGTTGCGCCCACCTGTACACCTCACCCACAGTCTTTTTAAAAATCTCAGAAGCGTTGATAAGATCACCTTTGGATAACGAATAAATGTTATACAGATAACCAAAATCGCTACAGATCTCACCATAACCTGCTTGAGTTTGTTCGTCAGTGAGTCCGTTACTGACTGTTTCTTTTTCGTTCCACTGTTCAACTCGGTTAATTTCTGCAAAAAAAAACCTCCTAAAGAATAGACTACATTACATGGCATTTCATCAATACGCTCTGATATTCTTTCTATTTCTTCTATGCTGTTGTATTCTTTACAAGCAAAAACCGCTATCATTTTAGACATCACAGCTATTTGCTCTATGTCGTCTTTTTCTTCTTCGTCTACATTAACAACTTGATTAACAAACTCTATAATATCTCTGTATTTACCCAAAGGAACGTTTAAAAAGTCCTTTTCAATAGGGTAAAACTCTCCATCCATTTCAATATGTGTAGGTACTTCACAAGTAGGTTCTAATCTAGTAAACTTTAATACTTTGTCTATATTAAAGAATAACTCGGCCTTATGTGGTTTTGTCCACATCTTTATAGATATACCCGTTAAGGCGCTATAAATAGCCTCAATAGAGCCGCTTTCAACCCCTCTAAGGTATTTAATGTAATCTTTAAAAGAAACATCACCCCAATCTTTAGGAATAGAGCCTTTTTCTACTGTTTTCTCGTATTTTACTTTTATAGGTATTCTCATTAAAATATAGAATTATAATCTTTAGATTGACCGTTAAACTCTGGATAAACGTCTCTATTATCACAGCAAAACACTTGAATACTCCAAAAACTGTCTATTGCTTCATTGTATTTGTTGGTTAACCCTGCCATTTTAGAACTAATTACCTCCCCTTGTTCATAAAGGTTTTGGCTATTACCGTTTATATTGTTTTTAAAGTTCTGCTCTTTAGTAAACTCAGCATAAACAAGACCCTTTAAGACCTCTTTAATACCTTCTGAATGGTATATTTTGTCTTTAAAGTTGAATGATAAAGGGTTGAAAATAGCTGTAAATCTTGCGTTTTGTGGCTCTTTGTATTGATCCAAGTCAAGTAATAACAAATCAGCTAATTCTATGCCTAATAAGTCGTATAAAAGCTTCTTTTCGTTTAGTTTGATGTACTGTTTTAAGCTTTGTCTAGTCCAGTCATCATCGTTTATCATGTATCGCCCAAAGTTAAAATCTTCAGAAGAACTTATTATTAATCCCATTTCATTAATCTTTAATAATTGCAATATACGAAAAATAGGCTCACCTAATATAGATGAACCTATCAGCAATTAACACAAACAAATGAAACTAATTAATGTTTTGGGGCTTTATTTTACCTGTGTAAGTTTGCATCTCGTAGTAACAGGTAGGTATTTGCTCCATTAGCATTGCTGTTCTAAACCTAAGTTTCCTTAGTGTAATATTTCCATTTGAATCAATGTACAAAGTGCCTTTTTTAGTATTTCTAAACCCTTTTTCCTTAAGTTTTTCAACGTTTACTTTAAACTCTAGCGGCTTGTCTTCTGATTTACCGTAAAGTGTTACCGTTTGTTTTTGAGCAAATATAGGAGATAAACCTAGTACTAAAACCGCTATAAATAATATTCTTTTCATGTTTTCTTGTTTTTAATAATTAATTACTTGTTACTTTAGTTACCTCACCTTCATATATTTCTTCTCCAACTTGCATAGCTACAGAACCATCTTCGCATCTAACGAAGGTTAAAACAGCGCCATTAGTGTCTTCAATGAATAGAAAAAGGCAGTCATCTTGTATAAAACTATTGGTTACATCTAAATAAGGCGTTGATTCTTCTCCTTGTACTGTCATACGCACCTGCGTATAATCGTTTATGAATTTAAAATACATTGGAACGTTAATACCGTTAAACTGTACTTTTTGTGTCGTTTGTCCAAACGTTGCTAATGTACCTAGTACAAATGCAACTACTAAAAGTGTTCTTTTCATGTTTTCTTAATCTACTATTTCAAATACTTGTTCTAATTGTTTTCTGTAATCCTTTTTCATTTCGTAAAGTACGTCATGCACTGCATCTATTACGCCTTCTAAGTGATTGTTTTCTTCTTCTGTTAGTCCAGCTCTATTTAGTTGTTTGTCCATGATGTTAATAGCGTTATTAATCATCTGTTTCTGTTTCATCTTGTAATGATCCTGCAAAGATATTGCATTTTCTTTTGTCGCATGGATTAAAGCAGCCTGAAAGTTAAATGATACTAATCTGCTAAGTTCTTCTTTCTTTAATTTTGGTTTCATTTGTCTAATGTTTTAATTCCTTGAAATGTGTAATAAAAGGCGATAGATACGCCAAATCCTATAATTGCAATATTAGGCACTTTATCTGAGAAAACAGCTAACAATATACCTAAAATAGCTAGTGTAAAGTTTTTCATACTAATAATCATTAAAACCTGTTTCTTCCATTAGGTACTCTAAATTAACCTCAGCGCATCTCTTTAGAAATGCCTTCTCTAGTTTTTTGCTTAGTTTCTCCATCAGGTAATCGTAAGGAAGTTCGTAAACGTGTATACCTCCTTCATCTGATTTATAAGCTATGGTAGTTGATAACTCGCCATTGATAAAAGAAAATTGAATATTATTAAACCAGAAGTCTATCCAATGACTTTGAGTGTCCTCCATGGTTATGATCTCATATCCTAAAACTACTTCAAAAGCTGGTTCAACGTCTTTAATTAATTGTTTTGTTAAGTTCATGTTATTTGTGTTTATAAGGTTAAAAAATGCCTCTAATTAAGAGGCGTAAGCTACGTTTATTGATTCGTCTTGTATTAATGTTTGAATGTTAGACTCTAATTCAGATAATAACTCGTTGTCTTCAACTTCTTCTGTACCTAACCATAAAGAAATATCGTCTACTTTGTAACCTCCAAAGATAGATACAGAGCTAAAGTAAGTTAAACAAATGTCTTTGTTCTCTACTACTAATGTAACTGGTACACCGTTTCTAAGATCAGCAGCTATTTGCGTTCTAATTTCTGCTTCGTGTTTACTGATAATTGAGTTCATAATGTTTGTGTTTTTGTAAATGTCTTGTACAAATATAAACGGAAGTTTTTAATAAGCGTTACAAATTTGAACATTTTTTTAAAAATATTTTTTTTGTATCTTTGGGTATAGCCTGTCCACAATAGCTAAAGATATTACAATCAATCAATTTGATTCTATAAAAGGGTAACGAAGTGGACAGCGTTAACCCTTTTTTTTGTCTGTATGTCGGAATGAAATTAACGGTGGGTACAGATAAATAAATAAACCTAACAACCATGATGAGGTTAGGAGTGAAGCGAACCAGCACACTAGGAGTCATTTAATATGGCAAACGCTGGATATTTACTTGAAGTGGTTAAGCTGAAAAGTTAAATATGCCTATCGTAGTTAAATAGAACGTTAGTTAATTGTTGATCCAATTTTAATCTATTTTTCTACAATAGGATAACTATATCCCTTTCTTTGGTTGTCTGAAAGTTAAATTATTATAGTATAGGTTGAAGAATTTGTGATTCGCGAATCGAGAATATGAGCCGAATGTATAGTTTAATTAGCTCATAAAAAAAGGTATACCTAAATAGATATACCCTTTTAATTATGAGAAAACAAGAAAGAATTACTCTTCTATTTTTTTACGTCTACCCCTCTTAGGTTTTTCTTTAACCTCTTCTGTTACTTGTTTAACGTAACCCTCTTTTATCCATCTTTTAGCCGTATTAGGATTAGTATCAACTACTCTACCCTCTTTTATCCCTACTGGGTGATCTTTTACAAATATTACTTTCATAACTCTAATATAATAAATTTAAGGGACATCATTAACAATATCCGCAGAAGTCATGTTGTTCATTATGAATATACAATTAGCTTGGAATCCTACATCAAACAAATAAGGGTACTGATCTCCGTCACCCATTCTCCACCAATGCTCTGGCTGTGTTCCTAAGTTCATTAAATCAACAGCAGAACCATTATTATAAATATCAGAAGCTAAAGCGCTAACATCATCATTGTATATTGCTAATTCATCAATACGACAGTTATTACGCATTGCTTGACCATTATTAAACCTTCCTACTCTAAAGTTCTGAGGCTGTATGCTTCCTGTATATCCAAAGTTGTTATTAGTTCTAATATTACTAGCACTAACATCTACACCATCTATAAACGTTTTAAACCTGTTATAATAGTTGTTTACTGAGCCACTATTAGCGCCTGTTGTGCCTCCATTGTACGTTATCAAAACATGATGCCACTGACCCACAGTAAAGGTCGCTGCTTGTGTAAATAGGTTTATTCTATTGTTATTACTGCCATACCTAAACTCTAACCTTTTAAATGTGTTTTGACCGTTGTACTTTATTTGTATACACCCTTGATTAACTACATCTTGATTACCAAAGTAAAGGATTGTTTGACTTGCGTTAGTTGCTGTTCCTGGTTTAAACCAAAATGCAATACTCCAAGCATCAGAAGCCCCTGAACCGTTAGCATTTCTTCCTAAAGTATTTTGCAAAATACCCGCATTAGCTCCTAACCAATCATTATTATTAAAGTTTACACTTTTAGTATTCGCAAAAGCTGGATTTGATACCGTTAATACAACCGTTTTAGAGTCCTCACCATTATAATTGATAGCTTTTACAGGTATATTATAAGTCCCTGCTACTAAACCCGAACCTCCTACCAACTTACGAACGTTACCCTCTACTGTTGTAACACCTGCGACGTTTGATAAATCCCATTCATAACCAACGCCAAGGTTAGCAGTCAACTCGTAGTTAATAATAGAACCCTCTACGCTGTTAATAGTTAAAGGGCTTGTAATAGTTGGGGCGTCAGCCGTAGGAGTACCCGAACTTTGGAAGATAGCGTTTAATGTATTACATACATCAACAGCTGTACCCGTATAAGGGTTATCATTTTCATCAACAAATTCTGTATGATCAGCATTAGACACAAGATCAATTTGTCTAGCTAAATCTGTAATAGTTACTTTATCAACTGGAACACTAGCCTGTAAACTGTTTACGAATTGTGCCCCGTTAGCATCTTCAATAAATATCGAATTTGCTGCTAAATCTTTATAAACTTTAATAGCCATAATTATCTTTTAATTACTTGAATTACTGAACCTGCATTAGTTACTGTTGCGTTAGAAGTACAATATACTTGTATTTTAATAGGGTTATCCCTTGTGTTAGTATCCCCCATGTAAATTAAGTCAGGCGCTAAACTGAACCTATAATCTTGACCCGAGCCACTATCTAAACGACCTATAATCTTTTCAAGGGTATAAGAACCACCCCCACCACCTAAAGCGTATCTAAACCTTAATTGAGCGTTATTTGTGTTTGGGTTAATAGTGTAATCATTACGAATTAAAATAGTATCACCTAAGTTTAATTTTGTTGGATCAATATAACCTGTTGCAACATCTAGCAATTCAGTAACCCCAGAAGGTGGATAGTTCTTATTTGTGAACACCCCTGCTCCGTCATTAGGCAAATCAGTCCAAGTGTCAGCAAGTATTGAAAAAGCCCCCGTAGTATCATTGTAATCAATAAAACCATTTTGGGAGCTATTACCACTGTCATCTAAAAAAAAAATTGCCTCTAGTGCATCCCTTAATTCTGTTGCTGTTGTAGAGCCAGAGCCTACACCGTTTATAGTGTCTGTTTGTAAGTCTACTTTAAGAAGTGTAAATGACGCAGAATTAGACCTAATTTCTAGATATCTATTTGTTGCTGAATCTTCAATTAATAATTCCACAAAGTTTTTACCCGCTGTGTATTGAGTTCCGTCCCTCTCAACGGTAAACGAATCCCCGTTATCAATAAAATTATATACGTTAGCCATATTTAGTTATTATTTGTCAAAATAAAAGGGAGCTGAAATAAATCAACCCCCTCAAATATAGGTAAAATTACCTAAATGTATTAAACAGCAGTGATTGCAGTAATAGCAGCGTCCACATCAGAGATATAAATAAATCCTCTAGCGTTAGACTCTTTGATTAAGAAAGCTAATCTCTTACGAACTTTCAATGTTTCAAGGTCTTGAACGAATTGAGAACCTACTAAACCTCTCTCCATAGTTACACCAGCCTTTTCATAGATAGCCCCATAACGTCTATCAGCTAAGATAGCTTCATTATCAGCCATTACGTTAGACTCAACAACTACCATTCCACCAACATTCATACCGTTTAAAGTAGTGAATGGAGGTACGATATAGTTACCGTCAGCATCTTTAGTTAACTGTAATTTGTTGATCATCTTTTTGTTCATCAATACAGTATCAAAAACGAATTTAGAACCGTATCCGATTAACATTTCAGGAGCGATAGCTAACAAGTCATAGAAAGTAGCACTAGGAACTGTTGTAAGACCTGTGGAACTAAAAGCTGTAGCTGTTTGAGTAATACCTGTTAAGTTTTGTCCTGTACCATCTCCATTATAGATTTGTGAATCAATCTCTAATTCGATGTTAGTTTGTAAGAACAACTCTAATTCAGCAGCAAAACGAGCTTCATCTTCGTAGAACTCAGCAGATACAGGAAGAGTATCACCTACTTTTTTGATAGCGATATTCTTTTCAATGAAAGTAGCTGTAGACTCTGGGAAAGTTCCACCTTCTGCAACCATAGCAGCAGCTCTTACAGTTGTAGCCTCATCCCAATCAGAATAAGTGATTACACCGTTATTGTTAGAACCATCAACAGGAATTTTAGGGAAAATATCATACATAGATAGTTTTCTATGTGCTAATTTTTCAATTTCTGGTAATCTGTATGATTCAGTATTATCAGAGATAGAAGCTCTTACAGTATCAGCCTTTACTAAGATTTCAGCAGCAGAAACACCTTTAGCAACAGCTTTGATGTCTTCCATTTTTTGCTTTAACTCCTCAGCAGTTGAAAGGTTAGATTGTTTTTTAGCTAGGTTTGCTTCTTTCATTTTAGATACTTCTGATCCAAGTTTAACAACTTCGTCTTTTGCAGACTTTAGCTCTACTTCTAAAGCTTCTGCTTTTTCTTTAGCAGCCTTTACCTCTACTGCATTGTCATTGATTTGAGCCGCTTTTTCGTTAATTCCGTTGATAGCGCTCTCTAATTGTGAGTTCTCCATTTTAGGATAGTTTTAAAGTGTTTAAAATATTTACATCTATTGTCGGTTCTTCTGCTTTTTCCTCAACGGCTTGAGTGCTTTGCGGCTCAAGTGCTTTTAGTCTAGCTTCCAAATCTTCAATTCTTTTTATAAGTTCTTCACTATTTAATTCTGCATTCTTTAGGTCTAATAATGGCGTTTCAGAATTAGCGCCTAAAAAGTCAAGTGAAGAATACTCTAATAGGTTTACTTCTTTTAGTGATGTTATACCGTCTTCTATTGGTTCAGACTTAATAACTGTGTACCCTATACTGTGTTCCAACGTTTGACCATTCTCAGCATAGAATTTATAGTCACTAAATGTTTCAGCCCCTATTTGTTTATCAATATTAATCTTTGATACAATATCTAAACCTTTTTCACTAGCAACCATTTCTAAAGGAACTCCTATTGCTTGATTCCATGAATGGTTTTTAAGGTGTTTGATACGTGTCTTACCTAATGAGTTAAAGTCTGCAATAGTCTTATTAAATGCTTTTGAGTCCATCACATCACCATATGAATCAACATTACCAAAGGCGCTAACTCTAATTTTTACTATTCCTTTTTCGTCTACATCTTCAATAGAAGACTTTATATCTAGTTTCTTACAATTCATATCCTAAATAAGTATAAAGGTTTTGTTTTTGATCGTCTGATAAACTTTGATTATCTGCAATAGATAAAATAGTGTCTACCTCTGTTTTTTGTTTATCAACTTTAGTTTTTTGGTCTGGTTGTAGCGCATCAATTTCGCTAACATCTTGACATATTTTGAGCTGTTTATTCTCATAAGCTGAGTAAGACGGTGTAATAAGTTCATTCATTACAGCTAATAACTTTTCATTATTAGGAATAACAGCGTCCGTATACATCAACTTAGTACCTACTTTTAGATTGTCAAGTGTCGAAGCTGCTTGATCATTAAATAAAGTAGATGGAACAGCAAAAGCGTTACAAATATCTCTTAGGTCTAAGTCTTTAGCCTCAATCAAACGTAAATCAGTTGCAGACATTCCCAATGGCTGTACGTTTACATTCTTATTAGTCACGATTGATTTATTAAAGTTTTGCGCTCCTCCTAGTATCTTATCTGATGCCTGTTGTAACTTCTCTCTTTCATCAGGACTTAATGCAATATCAGAACCAGAAGAAATAATGTTAGTAGCTCCTCTGTTTTTGTATAGAGACGCTTGTGCTAGTTGTCTATTGTTAGAAGCTGTCAACGAGTTATACGCAGCTTGTAAAGGTGATAACCCTCTAAACGATTGTAACCCACATAGAGACGGGTTAAAGTACATACCATGTATTAACTCTTCTAAAGGTATTCTTTCTTGATAACCATCTAATCTATCAAACTGATAGTAAGAAGGTAGGTTATCAGTACCTAATTGAATTTGTACAAGGTTAGACGGTA